GAAACACTTATTACTAAGGCAAGAAAAGAAGATGGTTCTAAGATGTTTACAATACATGACAAAGCAACTTTTATGAATGAAGTTGACCCAAGTGTTGTTATCAGAGTGTGTGGTGAAATGAATAACAAGTTAGACAGCAATCTGGAGATTGTTGAAAAAAACTAAAAAGCGATCCTGACCTTATGTTCATGTACAGGTTAGCAAAAGATTTGGGTCGCACAGTAAAAGAGGTTATGAAAATGACCACCGCAGAGTTTACAGGATGGGTAGCATTCTATAAATTGGAAGCGGAAGAACAACGCAAAGCGATGAACAGCGCCAAAGCAAGGAGATAGTAAATGAGTGATGTAACAGTACGTTTTAGAGGTGATACACGCCAACTTGATCGTGCCTTAGGTGGTGTTAATCGTGGTCTGCGAAATGTTAACAAAAATGCAAGAGCAAGCCGCAAGTCATTGCAAAGCATAAGTGCTACTGGTGACAGAGTAACAACAGCACTTAGAGCCGCAGGTGCGGCTTTACTTGCCTTTGGTGCAGGTAGTGTAATCAAAAGTATTGTAAACACTACAACAAGATTTGAAGACCTAAGAACTACACTTGCATCAGTTACAGGTAGTGCCCAATCAGGTGCAGAAGCATTTAAATTTGTCAGCGAATTTAGTACTAAAACACAATTTGGTATTGAAGAACTTACACAGTCTTACATAAAACTTAAAGCGGCAGGTATTGAACCTACTGAACAATTACTTACAACATTTACAGATACAGCGGCTATTACTACAGATCAATTAGGTAGTTTACAAGCCGTTACTGATTTGTTTGCAAGAACTACAGCAGGTGGTTTAGGACTTGAAGAAATTGAAAGATTAGGAGATAGAGGTGTACCTGTATTATCTATCCTTGAAGAAAAACTTGGCCTAACAAGAAATGAAATAAGTGAGTTTGGTAAAACAGCAGAAGGTGCCAAAAAGATTGTTGATGCTTTTGCAGAAGGTATCAATGAAAGATTTGGTGGTGCTACACTATCAAGAATAAACAACGTAAGCACACAGTTTTCAAACTTACAAATTGCAATAACCAATGCACAAGATGCTATTGGACAACAGGGGTTTGCTTATGCTCTAGGACAAACCGCTACAGAAATTACAAACTACATTACAAAAAATGAAGATATGGTTAAGTCAATTGGACAAGGATTAACCAAAGCATTCTTATACGCAAAAGAAACAGCATTTGTTTTAGCACAAAACTTAGAAATACTTGGTAAAGTTGCTCTTGTATTGCTTGGTATAGGTCTTGCAAAATGGGCAATTGGTGTTGGCGCCGCAATGGGCAGTTTAGCAGTATTAATTGCAGGTAGTTTAGTTAAAGCATTTGGATTTTTAGCCAAAGCGTTAAGAACAACAGCCTTGTTAGCATTAAGACATCCAATTATTGGTGGTATTGCAGTTGCTATTGCTGGTATTGAATATTTTACAGGCGGCGTATCTAAACTTGCAGAAAAATTAGGCCTAATTGGCGAAGATGGTGCCATGGAAGGTTTGGTTGATGATGCAACAGCATTTGCAAGTACTATAACAGGCCCTATTGCTAAGGGTTTAGATGATGTTTTAGGTATACAAGAAAGAGTTAACCAACAATTTAGTGAAATAACAAGTGAATTAGAAAAACAAGGCGACATACAAAAGAATGTAATTACACCAGAAGTTGACAAACAAGCACAAAAACAAGAACAGATTAAAAAATCCGTATCTGATTTACTTGCAATCAAAGAAGAAGAATTTAGAGTATCGCAAATGTCAACAGACGAACAGATGCGTTACAATCTTGAAAAAGAAATTACTACCAAAGTAGGTAGAGAACTTTTAGATGATGAAAAAGAAAGACTAGGCTTACTTGTAAAACAAACACGCGAACTTAGAGAACAAAAAAAGCGTATGGAGGATTTCAAAAAAGCCCTAGGTAAAGCATTTGAATTTGGTGAAAGAGCCATACCAACTATGTATGGTTTAGGGTTGCCTGAATTAGAAGACAGTTTAGATTTAGCACAACAACATCTTGAAAACGCCTTAAGAAATAATGAACACACAGAAGCAGATCATAAAAAATGGTTACTTGATCTAGAACGTCAATTCCAAGTAGAAAAAGCACGTATGGAAGAAACCGCACTCAAAGGCAGATTGCGTAACTTGATGCGTGAAGCAGATGAACACAAAGGTTTAACAGCGATTGTTCTTAGTGAAAAAAGCAAACAAACACTACAAGCAATTGGACAAGAAGAAAAAGTTGAAAAACGTGTTAATGATAGAATTGAATTTGAAAAGAAATCAGAATACGAAAAAGCACAATGGGCAGTTACACAAGGTGCTAACGCATTTGAAGCCTTAGGACGTTACAACAAACAAGCATTCCAGGCAAGTAAGGCTCTACGTATTGCAGAAGCAGTAATGAACACCTACACAGGTGCTACACTAGCACTTGCAACTTATCCACCACCATTTAACTTTATTGGTGCGGCGGCAGTTGTTGCGGCAGGTTTAGCCAACATTGCTACAATTAGAAGTCAGTCATATCAAGGTAGACAATTAGGTGGTCCAGTACAAGAAGGTAAATCATTCTTAGTAGGTGAAACTGGTCCAGAGATCTTTACACCAAATATTAGTGGTAGAATAGATAGAATGGACAGTATGGGTGGACAACCAGTTAACATTAATTTTAACATACAAGCCGTTGACACACAAGGATTTGATGAATTGTTAGTAAGCAGAAGAGGTGTTATACAACAAGTTATATCAGATGCTATGTTAGAGAGCGGACAAAGGAGTAGGTTCTAATGGCTGATATAGCAAGTCAATATCCAACATCACCTAGTTTTAATCAGGTGAGTATTTCAACAAACACACCAACGTTGGCAACTGAAACATTTTCAGGCAAGACAAGACGTATTGGACAAGGACATACATTTTACAGTTGGCAAGTAAAATATCCTACAGTAACAGACAGAGACGCTGGCATTGTAGAAGGGTTTCTTGCACAAACATACGGCAGTTTATTAAGTTTTGAAATTGTGTTACCAGAAGTAAGTTATTCAAAATCAACTAATCCACCTAGCACTACACCAGCAACAACCACAAGTTATGCGGCTGGAGCAAAGAGTGTTGTGTTAGACAACTGTGGTGCAAACAAAGAAGTTCTTTACTCAGGAGATTACTTTAAGTTTGCAAATCATTCAAAAGTATATCAAGCAGTAGCAACTTGTACAAGTGATGGCAGTGGTAATGCTACACTTTATTTTGCAGGTAGTTTAGTAACCAGTGTAGGAAACAACACTGATCTAACAATTACAGCAGTACCATTTACAGCAATTCTTGTAAATGATGTGCAGAAGTTTGATATAGGCATTGGAGGATTAACCAACATAACTGTGGATATGAGAGAGACTTGGTAGATGAAAAGTTTTGCATCAGAAGAATATTTAAAAGATGAATACTACAGAGATCATACTATTGCGTGTGACCTTATTGAGATACATCTAAAAGATAGCAATGGCAACGATGCACCATTGTATCTTGCAAGTGGTGGTATTGATGTAGACTTTGATTCAGACACGGCTCCTAACGCAGGTACAAACACATATTCAGCACAAGGCGAATTCTTAGGCCATAGTGCAATCAACGAAGACTTTGATGTTAAGGTAGGCAAGTTTTCAATTAACTTGTCAGGCTTACCAAGCGGATACATTGACAAATTTGTAGGCAAAGAACCAGAAGGTAAAAGGGTTGTTGTTTACAAATGTTTCTTAGATATAAACACTCTACAAATTATTGGAACAGATAGTGCAGGCGGTGTTGCGGCCATTAATATGTTTGATGGTGAAGTGTACAATGTAAGTATACAAGAAACAGCAAACTCTTGTTCAATATCAGTTGAAGCAAGTAGTCATTTTGCAGACTTTGAAAGAAGTGCAGGGCGTAGAACAAATGATTGGAGCAATTGGTTATTCCAAGGAGTACAATACGATTCAGCATTTGAAAAAGCAGGTTTTGTGGGCAACCAAGAATTTTTATGGGGACGTACAGAATGATCGTAAGAAAAATAAGACCAGAAGAAATAGATGTAACAATCAACCTATGCAAATATTATGCCGCTGAAGCAAGTGAACTCAATCCTGAAATTGGAGAACAGTTTGACCATGATAGTGTTATAAATTTAATCAGAGGTAGAACAGCACAAGACAGTTTCTTTTGGTTTAACGCATTTGAAAACACAAGACCAGTAGGCTTTGTAAGTGGTACAATGACAACTCCGCAATGGAATGAAAATATTGTATACGCACACATTGATTTGATCTATGTGTTGAAAGAACATCGCAACATAAACACCTTTAAACAATTAATTGGATGTGTTGAAGAATGGGGTGCAATATTTGATTGTAAAAAAATAACAGCAGGCGACATAGGCATTGATGTTGAACGCAGTCGTAAATTATATGAAAGCGTAGGATTCAAAGAAGCCCTATGGATGTA